CGTTATGCGTGCCGCCCGCTGTGTTAACAAACTGTGCTGAGAACTGGATGTTGTAGACGTTGTGCGTGTCCACGTACACCCGCGACGTTGGCGTCCCGATATACACGCCTTGGGTAATGTCGGTCGAATTGAACGTCATGGCGTAGGCCGTGTTGATGACCGCCGCCGTCTGGTCGGTCGTGTCGTAGAACGACCCGTAGCGCAACCGCTCAAGTTGCGGCGTGTTGGACGGCCCCAGCGCCAGTGCCTGCACGTCGGTGGCAAGCTGGGCGTACTGCGACAGGAGTGCTGACGAACTCTCGGCGTTCAGGGACGCCTGTGCCAGTAGTGCCGACAGGTCGATGTCTTGCGTCGGCGGTCCCTTCTGGACGTCTTCCAGCGACACGGTGCTTTGGCCTGTCTGGTTGAACAGGCTCAGCAGGAACAGATACCACTCACGCGCAATCAGCCCCGTGCGCGGGTCCGTCAGCGGGACGCGAGGCGGGGTGATGTTGGTGATGTTAGGCATTGGTCCGGCTCACCTGCAACTCGGCGCCCATGATGGCAATCTTGACCGGGTCGGTGCCGCTGATCTCGTAGACGCGGTCGCGCAACTTCATGGTCATGCCCAACCGTTGCCAGTAGGTGCGAAAGCCGTACTGACCGATTTTACCCATCTTGCGCCAGTGTTCGTTCGACCAAGTGTGACCGCCGTCGTCCGACCAACGCAGCATGACCTCCGGGTCGCTGCCCTGCCCGGTGACCAAGCCGACGCCGGTCTGGCAGTCCAACTGGAGCGCGTGCTGCGCCGAACGCATCAGGTCGTTCTGTCCCGTCGGCAGGGCGCGCCACGACCGCAGCCAGCGCTGCGGGGCGCCGTTGTCGGTGTAGACGTCAAGATCGTAGGCGTAGATGTTGCCGTTCTGGTAGTCGCCCACCAGCACTTGGTCTTGGTAGGATATCTGCGCCACCGGGCGCTGACGCACCCACGACCCGTTGCTCCAGCCCGCGCGCTCATGCCAGGCTCCCGTCGCGGCGTCATAGACCCACGTCTTGCCGGCGGTCGGGAACACCAGCACGTAGAAGGAGTGACCGTCCTGCTGGTAGGTGTAGCCGATGGCGTCGGTGAGCGTGCTGTACTGCTGGATCTGCCACTCGATGGCATGTGTCGAGATGCGCTGGCCTTGGTAGCCGTTGGCGGCGTAGACGATACCCCGGCCACGGTCGTCCTTGCCCAGCCAGTAGACCTGGTTGTTCATTTTGGCGGTGCTGTACCGCGCCGCGCAACCCAGTTCGTTGAACGCGCCCTGAATGCGGACCAACGGGAAGTCCGACAGCCCAGCGTTATACCAGACTTCCGTGGAGTTCTCGCCGAACAGCCAAACCTCGCGGTGATCGACGATCATGCTGACGATATTGTCCGGGTCGCCTTCCGCGCTGACAAAGTCCAGCGGATCGACGCTGGTGCCGTCGAGGAGCGCCGTCACCCAGATGCGCTGACTGTTGGGCTCGATGAACACAAAATAGCCGTCCAGATAGTCCACAAGCGACGCGCCGGGAAAGTCCGGGTCGGTGATCTGCGCAAAGACGCCCGTGCTGGTGTTGTAGATGTAGCCCGCCGGGTCCGCCGCAATCATGATCTGCGTGCCGTTGTCGGCCATGCTGACCGGACCGCTGCCGCCGACCGTGCCCTTGGCCGTCGCCACCCAAGAGGAGGTGATCTGGTAGAAGGTGTTGCCCGACACAACGTACAGGTAGACGCTGTGCCACCACATGCCGCGAATGGGGCCTAAACCGACGCTGACCTTCAGGCTGAGCCCCGGACAACGCTGGAGGAATGCGGGCTCCTTGCCTGCTTCCGGCACCATCTCCGGGAACAGGTTGATCATCTGGCTGTCGGCCGCGTTGACGCTGCGGGCGACATACGCGGAGCCAAGGATCGGTGTTTTCACTTAATAGTTTCCCGCAAAAATGTTGAACCGCTGCCGTGTGGCCACGATGCTGTAGGGCAGCGCCATGATGTCGTCGGGGTTGTTGATGCGCTTCAGGTTGCGCTTGGACGTCATGGCGATGCGCTGCACCTGGCGCGACGGTTCGACGCCAAATTCAGGGGCCAGTTCGCAGGCCAGATTGTACCGGAACGCGCGCAGGTAACCGGGCGGAAAGGCCAGATCCGTGCTGAGCGTCGCCGGCTGCGACAGTTCCTGCACCGAGACGATGTGGAACTCCAAGACCTTCGTCGGCACCGGGTAGACGTACATCTCGATGTTCGGGTACGTCATGTTGACCCACATCACCTGCGGATAGGTGCTGGTCACGGTCTTGACGGCGATGCCGTTGTATTGCTGCTGGTTGATCAGCTTGAGGCCAAACGAGATGCCGCTTGACGGGTCGCGGAAATAGGAAGCGTCGTCCACCAGAACTGGGCGCAGGGCGACGATGTCGCCTGTCGGCCCCATAGTGCGCGAGCGCGACCCCGGCGGCCACGTAACGACCTGGTCTATGGTCGAAAACACCGCCAGACGCTCGGTATTCCAACTGTCGATCATCTGGTTCATGGCGTTCAGCGCGTCTTGGGCGGTTTCGCCAGAAGGAACTTCGCCTTCCGCCAACTGACCAATGAGCCGCAAGGAACCGTAAATGATGTCGGCAGTTGTCGTCATGCTAGTCGTCCTTCCGGGGGCGGCCGCGACGGCGCGGAGCCTCTGCCATCACGTTAGCTTCAGCCGTCAATTCTGGCAAGTCGTCGGCCGGGGCTTCAGCGACCATTTCGTCCGGGTCGAAACGCACCCAGCCGTTCTGTTCGTCGTACTGCGCCTCCATTTCCATCGTGGCAATCTTGATGCCATGACGGTAGTGCATCAGGTAAATTTCAGCCATGGTTTTCCCTTGTGAAGAACAGGCGGTCCGAGAACCGCCTGTTTGATTACGCGATGAGGTTCAGCGCCTGAAGCCGACTTTCAAGCTGCGCAACGCGCGTCTGAAGGTTGGCGATGACGGCCAGCACCGAGTTGCCCTCGTCCTTGGTCACAAAGCCAAAAGGCGTCATGGAGGTCAAGTCCTGGATGGCGTAGTCCGGCGTGCCGGGAGCCGTTGAGGTGATCGACGTCAACTGCGTCGTCAGGGCTGCGCCCTTGGCCGAGTAGACCGGGTTAACGATGGTGGCGCCGTCGAGGTACGGGTCCTCGTAGGCAACACCAACAGGCTTCGTATTGGGCATGTTGTTCTCCTTGATGAGTTAGACCCCCGCCGAAGCGGGGGCCTGTTGCTTAGGCGATACGATAGATCGTGTACGCCGCATCACCCGTCTTGCGCCAACGGAAGATGCCCGAGGTGTTGCTTGTCTTGGTAATAGAGTCCTGAATTTCAGCGTTGCCGACAAGGGTGTTGCCCGTGCCTGCGCCAAACGTCACGTCGTTGGCTGCGTTATCACCAATATTGATGAACGCGCAGTCAAAGGTCGAACCGACCTTCAAGCTGGGAAACGCCGCATCAAGAAGAGCGCCGGTCGGGAACGTATACGTGCCCGCGTCCGTGCCGCCGCTGTCCATCGTGCAAACGCCCGTGGCAAGGTCGGCTGCGGTGATGGTTACGGTTGCGCCGGAAAGCGCCGCCGGAGCGGTGGTGTTGTAAAAGCTGATTTCGCCAAGATTGCCGTCGCCAATCTGGTAACCGCTAGCGCCATTCGCAAGTGCCATTGTCGTGTTCTCCTATCTTTACCTGTTAACCCCAGAGACGGCAAGCCATCGGGGCGCGGATGACCGAGTAGCCATACAGCACGTCAATACGGCACGGCAGGCGGTCATTGTTGATGTCGTACTGGCGCACAATTCGCATCGAGATGCCATTGTGAACCTGGCGAGAAGCCATATCGACACCCTGCGGCAGAAGAAGGTCGGCCGTAGCGAACGAGATAGCGTCCTTGTGGTAGATCAAGTTCTGCGGATAGGTCGTCGAAGCAGCGCCGACGAACGTCACGGCAGCGAGGTTCTGCGGGAAGCTGTTGACCGTGGCCAGAGCGTTCGACGGGGTGTAGATCGCCGGGCTGATGTTGACGTCCGTGAACTTGCTGGCGGCAGCGGTGTTAGCCGCAGTGACAACAAACTGCTGGAGCGAACCAGTGGACTGACGGGTCTGCGGGTTGACCGCGTACACGTTGGCAATCGTGAAGACGTCGCCGACAGCGAGGGTGTTACCCGTGGTGCCGTTCAGCGTAATTTTCGACGTGCCTTCAGCCGACATCGTGCCGTCCACCGTGATGGTACCGGTACGGCTGCCCGTGGTGTGCTGCTGGATCGACTGCGACATGTTGATTTCTTCGTAGCCGAGAACACCTTCGCCCATCATGCCGTTCTTGAACTGGCGGGAAATGGTGTCAACCGGGTTGAAGAGGCCCTTCATGCCTTCGACGAGGCCAGCGTTGGCGGCCGGGTTCACGGTCGCGTAGCGGCTCGGCATCATGGCGGCGAACTCGTTCAGCTTCTGCTGGCCCTGAAGCAGGACGAGCGAAGTGGCCGGGGTCGTGCCGGGGGTGCCGACGGAGGAGTAGATGCCCTTGTAGGCATTGGCGACGTCAGCGTCGATGGAGGACGCAAGCTGCGAGATACGCGGCTTGAGCACACGGTCGGCGAAGTCGTCGAGCTGCATGGTAAGTTCGGCAGACGTGAAGTTCACGCCGATGTGCTTCTGCGAAGCAACCGACAGGGTCGTGAACTGCTCGTTGTCGTCCTGCACCTGGAGGGCTGCACCGTCGGTGACCAGAGCGCGGTCAGGCAGACGGATGCGGAGGGTCGAACCGATCTTGGCGCCTTCGACAGCGAAGCTGTCGTCGTACTGACGGTTCACGTTGCGGGTGATCACCAGGTTGTTTTCAAGGATTTCGAGAGCCTTGCGGGTGATCATGTCGATGGTAAGAAGGCTATTAGCCATGATGTCTATGTCCTATGGACTAACGTCTGCGGTTAGCCTCGTACTTCTTGATCTGGCGCAGCCGTTCCGCTTCGATCCAATCCGACGTTGACATGGCCTTCACAGACCGTGGGTCGGTGGTGTCGTATGCAGGCGCACCAGAGGTGCGGGCCGTGACCGGAGCAATAGGTGCCGGGGCGGTGGAAGTTTTCTTGGCCGGTGGATTGTCGCCGAGTTTGGCTTCAATCTTTCCGATTTCCCGTGCCTGCAAGAGCGGTGATAGGCGCGCAATCCGTTCGGCTTCCTTGGGGTTCGATCCGAGGTAATAGATTACATCGGGGCCGTTATCCGAAGCCTGAATGGTCTGCGCCATCGTTTCCGTGACGGGGAGCTTGGGGTTGTAGGCGACCTGTTCAAAGTCGTCGTACTTGTTCCGCGCTTCCTCTTCACGGTCGTGATAGGCGTCGAGCGTAGCCTGGCGTTCAGCCTCTGCGTCGCGCTTCGCCAAGAGTTCCTGGGCTTTGCGTTCGGCAAGGGCGTCGGCGTAGGTCTGCGTGTCTGCGAAGTCGTCAGCTTTCAGCGGTTCCGATGGAACGGGCTGGGACTTGGCCTTCTGCGCCTGCTCGCGCTCCCATTTCCGTTGTTCTCTTGCGAGACGTTTGCCGACGATTGCGTCCAATTCTTCCTGAGTGAAGGTCTTGGATGCTTCCGTTGGCGTCGGTTCCGGCGGTGTATCTGTAGCGGCAACAGGTTCAGCCGTGGGGGCCTGTTCCGGCGCGGGCGCACCCGCTAGTTCGTTCTCGGTCATCTATTCACCTTTCGGTTCCTGGCGTGCCCTGCCAGTAGGGTTAGGGTTCTGTAACATGATTTGTTACGGCAGTCAAAGGGGGCTAAACCTCGTATGCAACGTTTAGCCGGATACTGTCGCCGGTTGCTAAAGTAGCGGGTGAAGTTGCAGTAACCACGCCGCTTGTGTCGCGGAAAATTCGAACATATTGGACGCTGTTAGGGATTTGACAGACACCGGTATAGTACGTGCCACTGTCATCAATCAGGGCCGTTCCGCACACCTGAACATATCCGTTTGTATTCGGCGCCCAAGTCGGAAGCGAAAACCGCAAATCGCCAGTGCCAAGCGTAGTGGTCGAACCAACGGTAAATATGATATTGACGTTAACCACTGTTCCGCTGCGCGAAGCGTAACCCACAAGTGTACCGTCTCCCAATACCGGCGCGGTGCCGCCCGATGTAATAGTCGGCGTGTAAGATATAGGGTAGTGGGATATTGAATTACGGTTATTTCCACTATTGTCAATGATTGGCAAGTTGTTGAAAATGGACCCGTCAAAAGCCCAAGCATCTGTAGATGCGGCTAACGTAATCTGCGGAGAAACATCGCAGCCAACCATGCAGTTATTATGGCCGTCTACCGTTAGCGCGGTCATATTTGCAATACGGCAATTGGACAACAACACGCCACGGCTGTCAGCCGTATATTTGAGATCAGATAAAAAACTATCCGATATATAGACGTTATTACACCCGCCAAAATCAAACGCGCAAGTGCCGCCAGTGTCAATCAAAGAAAACTTGCGGGGAACTGCTGAAAGCTGCTGTGTCGCAGAAATGACAACGGCGTAGCGGTTGGTGCCTGTTCCGGCGTTGCGGCGTTCAAAACGGCAGTCATAAACGGCAGACTGTGACCCAGCACCCACGGCAAACTGAAGAATAGCATCTTCCCAATCAGACGCCCGGACGCCCTGAATAACTTGCCTGCCTGCCGTACCTTGCAAATCAATACCAACGCCTGTGTAGTTAGCGCCGTCACCATTAAGGTATAAGTTTACAAGCCCTGCACCATCACCCAAAACAAACATCGTGCCATTAAAGGCATGGTTTAATTTTGTTACTTTGTTGGTTTCGCCAACCAGTACAGTGTTGGCGGGCAGCGTAAGAGTGGCAGTGCCGATCTTGTAAGCAACGGTTGGGTTAGGAACGTAAACGGTTTTTCCTGCGCCCGCTGCAATGGCGGCCACAAAGGCAGCCTGATCGTCAGTTGAACCGTCACCCGTTGCACCGTAATCTTGCACGTTGACCGGGGCCGTATTTACCATAAAGTATGTCGCTTTAGTCAGGCCCATGGCAGTTTAATCCTTGGTAAAGGCTTGCGTTTCGGCGTTTATTAGGCGTTGCGGCCAGTATTGAATGCGCTGGACATGCCCGCACCACACATTAGACCCTACGTGAGAGCCACCAATCCCAAGGTACGCCATGCCGCTTGGTACGCCGCCAGCGTAGAGCCCTGGATTGGCGGCACGGAAAGAAGACGCAGACGAGCTATCTTTGTAAGACATGATTGCCTTGCCAGTCACGTCTATAGGCCAAGAGTATGACGCTACCAAAGACGATCCGCTTACCGTTTTAATCGCGCGGCAATTACCTGACAAACGCTCTAACCGGAAAGCGTTTGCGTATGCGGCGGTGTCGTATATAGCGGCGGCGAACCTTACGTTTGCGTCTGTTGCGGGTATTTCAGCGGTGGCTTGCACGAGCAATGCACCTTCAGTCGCGTTATACCAATCGCTGAAGTTGGTGCCCGTCATGCTGACAACGTCGGCGTTTCTTGTCAGGCTTGTGGTCGTCGTTGGAATGTAGCTGGTGGCAAATGCACCTGCTTCAATCTGGGTTCCGGTAAGATATACGCCTTTGGTAACGTCGCCTACGTATGTGGATACGAGTGTGGCGTCTTTGTATATGACACAAATGCCCCTCGACTGCCCGCTTGGCGCCGTAAACTGCGTACTGATACTTACCCGATACCAACCGTCTAAAAACGCTTGTATAGTTGCAGATCCATTAGTGCCGGTTCCTCTGTTCGTAACGGAACCAACAGTGCCGGCGGCTAAGTTGACTACGCACCCCGAGCCGTTACCAGCGTTATCATCGACAATTAGCCCGATGTAGTCGCGCCCCAAGCCGCCGCGAAGCCATATAGAGTGCGTGACCGTAGATGAATTTGCATGGAAAAATCGAGCGTAATCGCACAGATGTTCCGCGTTTGCGGTCGTCTCTAGAAATTTAGTGCCTGTTCCCGTAGGTGACGTTGATATGTCGATTGCGTTTGGCGTAACATTCGCAATCGCCCAAGTTGCGTCGTACAAGCCGGAACTTGTGTGCGCGTTGAACCGTGTTTCTTCAATTAACAGCCCCCGGCAAACGCCCGTTAGAGGGTCAAAATCAAACCGGGGAAGGTTGGCATTGACAACTTCAACAACGCCACTGCTGTTGATGCGGGTAGCCGTGTCCAACGCTCTCGTTACAGTCACGCGCGCGTCTAAGGACGCGGTCGTAAAGTCTAACGCCATTCGCGGTAGAACGCGCTCTGAGGCGGTAGCAAGATATGATGGAACGATCATTTTTGCACCGTTAACTACAGATTTATGAGCGGGGTTGCGTTGATGGTCAATGTATAGATAGGTCTAGCCGAAACGTCCGGGTTTGTAGGTAGAAGATCAAAACGCAGTCTAGGACGGAATGACGTAAGGTTTGTATAGCCTGTCAGGTCGTCGCCAGGCTGCGAGCCCGTGGCCGAACTGGGGGTGACTGTACGCAAGCCCGTTGTTGCGGTGTCAACGATGCAAATCGTAGGTGTACCACCAAAACCTCGCACATAAACAAGCCCTGTGCCAGCTTTTGTGACGTTGATTGCGATAGACGAGATCATGTTGGGCACCATGAACTTGTCTATAATGGTCGCCTCGCGGGGGGACGGTAAAATTTCAGTCCCGCTAAACCCGTTCAAAACGCCCCCAACATACTTAAACTCGGTAGAGGTTTGGCCAAATTGAATGTCTGGGGCTAAAAAGGCGTAGAAACTAGACCCAGTTGTAGGGGCTGTGGTGTTCCACCGGACAGAGATTGTATACGGCCCCGAACCGGAAATATCCAAAATGCGCCCGTACACAGACCCATCTGTCTTCATAAGGTATGCGTTCACGCGCAAATCCGGGTACGTCGCAAACACCAAGTCATTGCCTGATATAGACGTCGGCGTGTACGAGGTGCTGGTAAAATCGTTGTAGATTATGGCGGCGCCACCGCCGTTTGTATTTCCGTTTAGCAGTTGAGAATTTTCAAAAGTAGCTTTTCCAGCAACAGTCGTTGTTACAGTGGTTGAGTTATTAAACCGAGGCCCTATGACGCTATCACGCACAGTGAGCGAAAACGGAGCAACATCAAAACGACCATGTATCGTAGACGAGTTAACAGCCAGTTTCTGTACGCCTGCGGCGGACGTAAGAGCGGGGAAAGTAGAGTTTGTTATTGTTACGTGGTCAATTAACTTATCTAGTTCAAGTTCGCTTGCGTAAGAGAGACAGCGGTTAAAAACCAAATGCTCGGCTGTCAGGCCGTAAACATTCAAGCCTTCAAACTTGATGTTTTCAATATTGCACCGTTCTGCAACCGGCATCTGGAAGTTAATGTATGTACGCAAGCCGTACACAGTGCCGTTTTTCAGGCTGAAATTCTGCATCATGTTGGGCCAGTAAACGCCTGGCGCCAAAGACGCGCGGTTCAGCATCTTGATGACCTGCGCTGGCCCGCGCGAAGGGCCTGGGCCGCCCGTGGTCACAAGCGGCCATGTGGATTTATAACTGTTTCGTAGCGGGGCAACGGTAATCGTGTTTGCGCCCGTATCTATGGACTGAACACGATTAAATTCAAAAACACAAAGGTTAGGCGGGTATCCTGCCGATTGAATTTCCCACCCACCCACAATAATAGGCTCACCTACATCAAACAACGCCGCAGAGCCTGACGAGGTAAAAGTTAGGACGGTTTCCGCAACTAACACAGACGCAATAGGAAGCGCGTCAATTTTTGACAGACCCGCGCCATAACTATCTGAAACCGGCCCGGCAAATGTGGAGGGGTTGCCAAAAAAGGTCACTGCGTCATAATTGGCCGCGCTGGTTGACGTGTAAGTCAGCGAACCGCCTTCAAGATCAATATCAATGTTGCTAAGACCACAGAGCCACTTATTATTGGCAAAAAGATAGTTGCCTCCCGAACCTTTTAAGTACCATTGCGCAGTGGCATTTGCGTTAATCAACGCATCACGCATGGCAAAGAGCGCGGCCGTATCATCTGTTACGCCATCGCCAACAGCGCCAAAGTCTTTAAACGATACTGTATCGCGCATTTTTTGCTGGGCGGAGCGCGGCGTAGAACCCGTAATATTGGGCGTAAAACCTATCCAATCTGCGCCGTCAGCGTCGGCTAAATCTTGGACGTTACCTATCTGGTTTCTGAACCCTTCAAACGCAATCTGCGCGGCGTCGCCATAAGATGAGGCGTTAATGGCAGACGTCGTAAACTTGACGTCAGCGCCCACATGCAAGCCAGAGGTAAAGGTGACGACCGTATCGCTCGTCTCTTGGAAAGCGTAGCTGGCGCCGGGGCCGTACTGGTTCACGCCATCCACGAACACCGACAGGGAGTTTGTACCAGGCTGGTACACCATAGTCGTCAGTGTAAAGACGGTCTGACCGGCAGTGGCCGTCTGGATTTCCTGACTGTTGGTGTAGTTGACGAAGTTGGAGTTGATGCCGATGATGTTGTCGTAAGACCCGATCTGGACATCCGTCGAGGTCTTGATGATGAACTTGTATTGCGCGCCGTCCGTCAGCCAGATTTCTCCCGTCGGCACGCGGCCGGCAGCGTCCAGAATGATCGGATTGGCGTGCGGCGTTGTGCCAGCCGCAGACGTGTAGGTGCTCTGCGGCGTGGTGGTGCCCGCCGCGTAGGTGAAAATCTTGCCCCCCGACAGCACGTTGCCGCTGTTGTCGAAGAACTGCGCAGCCACACCGCCAATAGGAGAAAGATTTACAGCCATAAGTTATACACCCAAATTGCCGGCCAGAAGGAAAGTATTAACGACCGGGCAGATGGCGGAAATCACCGCGTACTGGCCCATCGTGCTGAACAGGCTAGAGTAGGACACCAGCGTCTGGCCACCGGCAGCGACCGTGACCTTGCCCGCGCCGCCCTGAATGATCGTGCAGGAGAAGCCAGCACCCAGCCCTGCGGCGCAGGTGATGGTCGTCGCGGAACCGCTGGTGCAGTAGATGATCTTGCCGTTGTCAACAGCCGACAGCGTGCGCGTGGTGCCGCTTTCGGTGAGGATCGCGTCGGCCGTGATGATGTAGCCAGCCGCAGAGGCTGCGCCAGCAATGTTGAGCGGAACCCCCGTGACGTTCATCATGCGTAGTAGCTCACATTGACTTTGCCGCCAGCGACGGTGTTGATGAAGCGGATCTTGGTCAGGTCGCCGTCATACAGCAGCGACGTGCCCACATAGATCGGCATGCCGACGGAGGCCGTCGGGTCCGTGCCATCATCGCGCCACCGGACATTTTGGATCTCCGGGGTGATGATGGCAAAAGTTGCCTGCTGCTTGGAGCCATCCGGCGAGATGGCCGGAACGGTCAAGCTGGTTGCAGTGTTCGGCGTAATCTGCTGATAGCCGAGGCAAACGGTAGTGGTTTTCAGGCCCATGGGTCAGTCCTTACGCGAGGAATTTCAACTTATAGATCGTTGTATAGTACAATCCGACGATTTCGTCGATGACGTTCTGCAACGCGGTGCAGTCCTTATCGACCACGTCGTAACGCACGCTGACGATGTCGGAAACTTGCTTTTCAAGGAACGTCAGCACATTGTTGGACTTGTCCGCCGACATCAGCGCAATCGGCCCGATCAGGCCGTACTTGCCTTGATACATCTCGGCGAATTTGTCCGCAAGATCAACGATCTCCGGGTAAAACTTACCCAGCGCCTTGTGCTTGGCAAAAGACCGCGTGTTGAGGTGCGCCGAGTGCGTCACGTCACGGGCCAGAAACAGCATGCCTATGAACTTGTCGCAACTCATACCATTGGCCCCATCGGCATTGGTTCTTCCTGCATGCCCATCGCGCCCCGGTCATCCGGCATCTGCGGCATCATCGGGCGGCTGCCAGAGATGTCACCCGTCTCGACCGCCGCGGCGATGGTGCCCATGACGATGTCTTGGATCTGTTCGGTGGACATGCCGGCCGACGTGGCGGCGATACGCTTGGTTTCGGCCTCGTACGCCTTGATCCGCAGTTCCTGCGCATCCATCGACGACTGCACGTTGTTGAGGAGGCCCATCGCCTGCTCAAGCTGCTGCGATACGGCCTCGACCTGCTGCTCGGCCGCCTGCAATTCGGGCGACTTGTCGTCCTCGGCCAGCACCTTCGGGTCGATGATCTTCTTGAAGCGGGCCGCCATCTCCTGCGCACCCGGCCAATCCATGTTCTTGATGAACAGGTCGCCTGCGACCTGCCACAACTGCGGGCTGGTCTGGAGGATGTTGGCCATCGCCTCGACGGCTTCCTGGCGCTTGGTCAGATAGCTGGGTCCGGTGGTGATCACCACGTCGTAGACGCCGACCGACGGGTTGTATATCTTCTCGATGACAGTGCCCGCCTGATCGACGATCTTTTTGACCGGCTCGGCCTGCATCGGGTTGATCCGCGCCATGCCCACCTCGCCGTCCACGCCAATGATGCGGGCGACGCGCTGGGTGTCGTAGATCTTGGGGATCATGTCGACCAACTGGCGGGCCACGTAGCGGATGGCCCGGCCCAGATTATCGACGAAATGGTACGTGCCGGTGTCGCCCTCCTGCTGGCGGGCGAGGATGGCGCGGCCAGAGCGCTCGTTGCCCTGCTGGCCCAGCGAGGCGTTGTACTGGCCGGTGGTGGCCTTGATGTCCTCAGCGGCGCCCATCTTGGCCTGAATGAGGCCCGTCTGGGCCATCGGCGGCTGGGCGCGCATGGGCAGCGGCAGCACGTTGCCAGCGCCGTCCTGAACGTCCGGGTTAACCTCCAGATACGGCCAGTTGGTCGTATTGGCGGTCTTCCACTGCATCTCGTAGCCTTCGAACTGGCCGCCATAGCCAATGAAGGGTGCCTTGGGCGCCAGGGCCAGCATCTCGGCTTCTTGGCTGACCCAGTAGTTGTACATGCGCTGGGCGTCCTTGGCGTTGCGCACAAGGCCCGACACGAACATGCGGCCATCGACCTCGAACTCATTGCCGACGACGCGCACGACCGGGATCCACTTGCCCGCCCACTCGCGCTCTTCCAGCACCTCGTAGCCGTTGGTCTTGAGCCACATCACCCGCTTGCGGTCGGCCTTGCGCGAGCGCAGCGGCTGGCCAAACATGGCGCGCAGCTTCGCGTCCTGCGGCGTGCCGTCGAACATCGTGATGTTGCCGGGGTACAGGTTCAGGGTGGACGGCACGTAGTCTACGTAGAAATACTCCGCAATGCGGATGGTGTTCTCGCTCAGCCACATGCTGAGAGCCTGATCACCGATGCCGCGCGCTAGGATCGAACTGATCGGCTGGGCGTCGGGGAACTGGCGCTCGTACTCGGCCTTCAGCAGGTCTTCGGTGATGAAGCACCACTTGGCGTCGGACCCGCACGGATCTTGGATCGTCGGGTCCATGTAGACGCTGAAGGAGTTGCGGATGCGTCCGATCTTCAGGTCCTGGTCGAAGCTGTCGTCGCGGGTGTACTCCGTAAGAATACGGATGTAGCCTTCGCCGTAGACCACCTGGTTGTCGCAGGCGGTGTCGTAGGCCACGTCGGCGTCGGACATGTACTCGATGTGCCGGATGATGCCGTCGAAGATCTCGGCCACCGCCACGTCGGCGTTGTCGTCGGCCGGGATGACCTTGGGCGACGGTCTGTTCTGGCGCTGCTCGTTGGTCACCTGCCGGACGTGCTGCGGCAGCTTGTTGATGGTCAGGCAGGGCCGCGCGTTGATCGTCTGCCCCTGCACGGACCCGCGCGTCGCCAGCACGTCGGCCGGCCATTGCCACTGGTTGTCCGGCGAACCCGCCATGAACCGGAGGTCATCGAGTTCATCCTCGCGGCTTTCGCTGTAGGCAGCAAGCGCCATCGTGAAACGCGAGCGCATGGTGGCGAGCAGGTCGGACTTGTCCGACCCGCCGTTGGCGACCTGCGCCGCGCCGATGATGCCGTCGTCAGCCAATATCAGCCCCTCACAGGGTCATTGCGCTGGGTGCCGCCCGTGCGGCTGGTGCCCGCCGACCGGGTGCCGCTGCCGCCGCCACTGAGGCTGCCGCCGCCGCGCGTACCGCCGCCACCGTAGCCACCGCCGCCGCTGACCCGCGTGCCGGTGGTCTTGCCCGTGACGGTGCCAAAGCGCGTGGCAGGCGGCATCTTCTTGGCTGGCGACAACTTCTCGCGCACCACGTTGCTGACAACAGCCGCCGGCTTGGCGACGACGGGCTTTTTAGCCGGAGGCTTCTTAGCAACAACAGGCGTCGCGAACGGCGTTGGGTCAAATATTTGTTTGATCCGGCTGGGAACGTAAGAGCGCGGGATGTTTTTTGGCTTTTCTAGCCCAACTTTGCTCGGGTTGACAACCTGAGCCCCAACGTAATCTTTTAGCCGCGAAACGGGCATGCCAGCAGAAACGTTTGTATAAGAACCATCTGCGGTAACAGTATCCTCTACAGCGCGTCGCCTATCGCCCGCTACAATGCTGCTCATACGGTCGCGGGTAGAACCTATCCTGACACTCTTTGCCATTGTCTTGTTCCTTTACTTGGCCGGCTTGCGCGGTGCGGTGAGTTTGGCTCGGATGGTGCTCAAAACACGCCCCATGCCAACGCCAGCGGCACTCGGCTTGCGCTGGTGGGCGCCGGCAGGCATGCGCTGCACGAACTTACTTGTGCCGGGCATGCCAGTGCTGACGCGGGGCTCCCGCTGCACAAACTTACTTGTGCCGGGCGTGCCAGTGGACCTAAAGTTCGGAGAAACCATAACCTTGCGGGGCTTCTTGGGCTTTGGGGTGCCGGTCGTGGTGTAGGGCGGCAGTTCGCCGCCAAGGCGCGGGGCCATTCTATTTACCCTTTTTGGCTTTGCGTTGGACGGAATATGCGATGGCCAGACTTTGCTTTTTAGGCTTTCCGGCCTTGATTTCGGCCTTGATATTCTTCCGAAACGCCCCTTTTGAGGCTGATTTTACCAGCGGCATGTCACTTTTTCCGTGTTTTGGCTGACTTGCGGAAGGCCGCAGCGGTCGGAGCGCCCTTGGCGCCCGGTTTGCGCATCTTTTCGCCTGATCCGGCGGCAATGCGGGCCTTTTTGGCGGCAATATTTGCGTACAGACCCGGTTTCATGAGCAATTCCACCTTCTCATGGACGCCTTGGCGCGCTCGGCGTTCTTGGACTTGGCCACGACACCGCCCATTCTGGCACAAAACGACGTTTTGCGGCCCTTGTCGGCCTCGGTGCGCGGGTTGGGCGCAGGCGCCTTCAGTTTGGAGCCAGTGGCGGAGTTGTAGCGGGCGCGACCCTTGGCGGTCAGCCCAGCACCTTTAGAGACGGGTAGCTTCTCGCCCCGTCCTACTGACAATGACACGCCCTTGCGAGCCATTAGCTGCCCATCCAACTCGTTAAAACGCCAGACCGACCATACGACCGCCTCTGTATCTTGTCAACGGGGGTGCGGCTGCCGACAGGGTACGCGAAGGTCACCGCGATGGCGTCGGCAGCGTCGGGTGAGGCCAGCCCGCGTGCCTTCATCTCCTTCTTGCCCTCCAGGAAGATCGTCCCCTTGCTGTCCGGCTTCATCTTGGGCGACGTCAGGTCGGACTTCAGCAGCTTGTCCGCCGGTATCGACGCCGTCTTGAGCCAGTCGCGCATGAGGCCCCACATCTCGGCCCGCTTGTTGCCGTACATGATGGGCTTGACCGACTTGTTCCCGAAATTGACGCCCTTGATCTTGTAGCGCTGCTCCTTCAGGCGGTCCACGACGCCGGCGCCCAAGCCCCCCTCGTCGATCACGACGAGTGCCGGGTTGTACTCCTCGATGGCCTCGATCACGCGGCCGACGATCTCCATCGTGTCGTCGCCCCTGTAGCGCTTGATGGCGTTCAGGTCGCGTCCCTGCCGGACGGCGATGACCGTCGCGTCCGCCCCGAACCGGGCCGGATCGACGCCGATGATGATAGGGGCGGTAGCGTCCTTGTAGCGCGGGCGCCCGAAGGCGTCGTCAACGAGATAAACGGGGATGAACTGGTCATCTCCAGCGCTCGGGAACTCACCGTAGACCTCGACGTGCGCCTGAACGCTGTCAGGACCGTACTCCTGGATGATCTGCTCATAGACTGCCTTGTCCGTTCCTTCGACCGACCGGGCGTCGACCACCTTGTTGCGCCAAAAGTCCCGCTTGGCGTTGAACGCCTCGTAGAAGTACCCGGTGTTACGGCGGGGGTTCGAGAATGCCAACCAGAAGCGGTTGGGCGTGTTCTCCGTAAAGAAGCCCGCACTGACGGCCCAGATCGGGTCTGCGATGCCGCTGGCCTCGTCGAAGATCAGCATCACGCCGTCGAAGTTGTGCACGCCCGCGTAGGCGTCCGGGTTCTCCTCAGACCACAGCCGGCCCTCGACGCCCCAGTAGCGCGTGCCCTTCTTCAGGTCGCGCTCGACCAGTTCGGTGAGCCACTTGGCGGGCATCACGCGGGTGGCGCTGACCTCGAACCAGTGGCTGTTCAATGCCAAGGCCAGCCACTTGGTGATCTCGGCCCAGGTGACGGCGCGGAGCTGCGTCTCGCTGTTGGCCGACACGATGGTGGTGCTGCCGATGCGGGTGGTCAGCATCCAGATGACCAGCCAACTGACCAGTGCCGACTTGCCGATGCCGCGCCCGGATGACACCGCCATCCGCAGCGTCTCGAAGTCTATCTTGCCGTTGTTGGTGGCGATGTGGTCGGCCAGTTCCTTCAGCACCTCGCGCTGCCACTTGCGCGGTCCTGCGAAGTTCTCCAGCGGCGTGTTCTTCTGCCCCCACGGGAACAGCCACATCACGAACTTGAGCGGGTCGTTCTTGAGCGCGGGCGTCCACAGGGACGCCATGAGCGCTTGCTCGTCCTCAGCGCTGTACTGTGGCGTCTGCATGTTCGACTTCTGTTGCGACCAGGTCGATGACCCTGCGCTGCGCCTCTTCAAGTGCCGCCGTGATGGAGATCTTCTGGTCGATGGTCACCTCGACGGCCTGCTTGGCGACCCAGCCGTGGCTGTAGCGCAGCATGTTCATGGCCGCGTTGGCGTCGCCCTCACGCGCCGCCGTGTAGATGGTGGTCGCCATCTCCTGCTCGCCGTCGGCGCGCCCCTTCATCTCGGCATAGCTGGCGATGGGGTCGAACTGCGTCAGCTGACGGTATTCAACCGGCAGCATGCCTGCGGCCAAGGCCAGCGCGTCGCCCTTCAGCCCCATCTTGGCGGCGTGATAGATCGCCTCCAGACGCGCCTCAGTGGCTTCCAGCTTGCGTGGCTCATATGGCAGGGACTGAAACGTCACTTAGCCCCTTTTTTGGCTGACGTAGCCGGGCGGATAGTCTTCCGGGCTTTTGTCATCACAGACTTGTCGGCGCGGACGTCGCGTGCGACTGCGCGGTTTTTGCTGTATTCAGGTTTTGTTTCGATAAAACCTTCGCGGCGTCTATTTTTAGTCCGCGCTTTTAGTTCTTCTTTAGAGCGCAGCGGTAGCCGTTGCCCACCAAGAGTTTTAACTGAAAGCAAAGGTTTCTTGGAACCGGGATTGCGGATTGTTCCTTTGGGCATGATGCGCTCCAGTTGAGGGATGCAGGGGAAGTTAGCATTGGTTGGCGTTGGGGTCAAAAAATAAAAAAATTTTGTTCTTGACCCCTGGCCACAGCACTAGCAGCGGGCCGCAGGGCCCTGTCCCCCCCTGCCCCGAGGCCATCGGCCAAAATCGGCCGGCCAGCCGGGCAGCAATTAGGAATATAGTTCTATGCTACTGGGGATTGTGGTGTGCAGCTAGTGGTTGCGCGTCATGTGCCGTGGTCCTT